TTACAGCGGCCAATGCAGTGTTTCTAGAAGTATTTGTACTTTGAGTAGTATTATATGAAGTATTTACAGCAGCTAACGCAGTGTTTCTTACAGTATTAGTACTTTGAGTAGTATCATATGAAGTATTTACAGCGGCCAGCGCAGTATTCCTACTTGTATTAGTATTTTGAGTAGTAGTATAATTAGTATTTACAGCTGCCAATGCAGTGTTTCTACTCGTATTAGTATTTTGAGTAGTTGTATAACTTGTACTTACTACGAAAGTAGATACAGTATCATACGTTGTATCTCTTGTAGTAGCAAATGATGTGTTGTCTGCATAAGCAGTAACAGTACCAAATGTTGTTGTTCTCGTTGTGGCAAATGAGGTATTGTCTGCATAAGCAGTGACAGTACCGAATGTTGTTGTTCTTGTTGTAGCAAATGAAGTGTTATCTGCATAAGCAGTAACAGTACCAAATGTTGTTGTTCTTGTTGTAGCAAAAGCTGTATTGTTAGTAAACTCACTAAGTCTACTTGTAGAGATTACTGTATCAAAGAATGTTGTAAAAGTAGTAGTAGTTTCATACGCAGTTGTTGTAGTTAAATTAGTCTCAAATGTTGTAGTAGTAGTAAAATCAGTTGTAGTCGTAAGTGTTGTATTAAACGTTGTCGTTGTACTAAAGGTAGTAGTTGTATTATACGCTGTAGTTGTACTTAAGCTAGTCTCAAATACTGTTGTAGTTTCAAAAGTAGTAGTTGTATTAAATGCTGTAGTTGTGCTTTTACTTGTATTAAATGTTGTTGTTGTGGTAAAAGTAGTAGTCGTATTAAACGCTGTAGTTGTACTAGTATTAGTATCAAATGTTGTAGTTGTGGTAAAAGTAGTAGTTGTATTAAATGCTGTAGTTGTACCCTGTGTAGTATTATACGTTGTAGTAGTATTAAAAGCAGTAACAGTACTAAATACTGTAGTGGTTGCAATTGTTGTGTTAAATGTTGTGGTTGTATTAAACGCAGTGGTAGTAGTAAAATCAGTAGTTGTAGTTGTGTTTGTATTAAACGTTGTTGTTGTATTAAACTGCGTTGTAGTTGTAAAATCTGTAACAGTAGTAATTGTTGTGTTAAACGTTGTGGTTGTATTGAAAGCAGTGGTAGTAGTAAAATCAGTAGTTGTATTTACTGTTGTAGCAAAAACGGTAGTAGTTGCAAATGTAGTTACTAAATTAGTTTCAGTACTTCTAGATGTATTGAACTCTGTTACTCTGCTTGTATTATATCCCGATACTGTAGCTACGTCTGTATCAAAAGCTGTAGTTGTATTGAATGTTGTAACAATGTCATTTGTGTTTGTAGTTCTAACAGTTGCTGTGTTTCTAGCAGTTTCATGAACCGCAGAGAATGGGCCAGCTAAGTTACTGTTATCATTTACATATACTTCATTGACCCTTCGTATTGTTCCGCCATCATTGACTGCAAGGAAGGATATCTGACGTAGTGTACCACTGTCATTAACATATATTGCCATATCTTAACTCGAATAAACAAACCATACATGACCGTCACTCGTTCCAGTAGTATTTGTTGGTGCTGTTGTTGTTATTGTAAAAGGCAATCTAGCTTTTGCTATGATTCCTGAACCAATCTTATTTGTCGCTACTGCTCCCTCAAAGTTTCTACTGGCATCAATTACATCACTACCATCAATTTTTAACCCTGCGTCTTCGATATTAAAGTCTAATTTTTGTCCCATGTTATACCTCTATTGTTGTCCTTATAAATTTAAATGCCATACTATCTGTACTTGCTGGCGTTACTCTTAACCTTATATTACCTGATACTAAGTCTGCATCAAATGCTGCCTGTGCTCCATTTTCAAATATAGATGCGTACTGTGTTAAGTAAACATCTGAGCCATCATGGAATAATAAAATTTCTATTGCTTGAAAATCTGTGTCTGTTGTATTATGTACTTGTACTAAGTACTTAGCAGTTCTAAATGTAGCTGCTGCAAAAGTGTCTAGTGTAAATTGTGCTGTTGCTGAAGAAGTTCCTGAACCTACATCCATACCAGCTACTTCGTCTATATGAAGTTTTTGTGGTGGATTAGTGTCTTGAATACCTATGCTACCTGCTACATTTACTTTATTAGATGTGCTTCCACCAAACCCTAAATCTCCTCCAAATGTAATACTTCCTGTCATTGTTTTACCACCAAGTGCTGCACTTGATAATTGTGTTGTTGTTACAGAATTATTTGCAATCTCACTTGATCCAACAGCGTTTGCTGCTATTTCACTTGAACCTACATTGTTAGCGGCTATTTTAGAACTTGTTATTGCATTGTTTGCTATTTTAGCATTTGTTACATTTAAGTTAGTGATATGAATAGTATCTACACTACTGCTTACTATCTCCGCACTATCTACAGAGTTGCCTGCTAGTTCGCTTGAAGTTACTTGATTAGTGCCTATTTGTGTGCTAGTAATAGAGCCATCTGCTATTTTAGCTGCTGTTACACAGTTATCAGCTAGTTCATCTGTTCCTACAATACCGTTTTGAATTATGCCAGCTGTGACCGAGTTAAGTGCTATTTCGCTTGTTCCGACAGCATTACCAGCTATTTTACTAGAGGAAACAGAGTTTACAGCTAAATGTATTCCATCAATACTACCTGATACTAATTCACTTGAATCTACTGAGTTTGCAGCTAGTTCTGACGAACCTACTGCTCCAGTTGCTATTTTAGTAGCACTTATAGAGTTATTCGCTAAATCTGCGTTTACAATAGAGCCATTTACTATTTTTGATGAGTTTACAGAGTTTGCTGCTAATTTGCCTTCTGTTACTTGTCCGTTTCCAATATGTGCTGTATCAATACTGCCATCTGCATAATGTTCTGAATCTATAGAATCATCTGCAATTTTTGTTCCATCTACTGCATCACCTGCTATTTGTAAGGCTGCTACAGCTCCTGTTGCTATCTCACTAGTATTTACTGCATTTGCAGTTATGTGTCTACCTACAATTGCATTAGTTATAATCTTAGTGCCATTTATATTGTTATCTGCAATGTTTGCTGTTAAGATTGTGTTCGCTGCTATCTCAGCTGTTGTTATACTTCCTGCTACAATCTTACTTGCATTTACAGTATTGTTTGCTATTGCACTTGCTGTTCCTGTTAAGTTACCTGTAACATTTCCTTCTACGTTTGCTACAAGTGTTCCTGTTGCATAGCCTGTGCCTTCTGTGTTTACTACTGTGGTTGGTACAGTCTGTAAATCTTTAAATATTTTCCATTTACCTGAATCTCCAGCATCTCTGAATAAACCTGTATACTTATCTGTTCCGCCTACATCATACAATCCATAAAAACCTATGTCAACTGTATCTGCTGAACTATTTGTTGTCGCTAGTGCAAGAAGTGGGTCTGCTACATTGATTGTTGTAGAAGATACTGTAGTTGTTGTTCCTGATACAGTTAAGTTTCCAGATAACACAACGTTACCTGAGAAGGTTTGTCCGCCTAGTGCATCTGATTTTAATTCACTTGCACTTACACTATTCGCTGCTATTTTTGTTGCATCTATTGCGTTGTCTTGTATTTTTGCAGTTGCTACTGAATTACCTGCTAATTGTGCAGTGTTAATTAAACCGTCTGTAATAAAGTCAACACTATTAATTGCATTAGCTGCAATATGTCTTGCTACAATAGCATCGCTTACTATTTTTCCTGAAGTAACATTGTTATCAGCTATTTTAGCTGTTGTTACTTGTAATGCTCCAATATGTATAGTATCTATACTACCAGTTACTAATTCTGATGAATCTACTGAATTTGCGGCAAGTTCTGAAGAACCTACTACACCAGCTGCTATGTGTGATGCATCGATAACATCTGTACCAATCTTGTTAGCATTTATTGCGTTATTTGCAATGTTTGGGCCAGTAACTGTTAATCCTGCTATTTTAGCACCAGTAACTGCGTCATCTGCTAAGTGTATAGTATCTATACTACCAGTGACTAATTCTGCACTATCTACTGAGTTAGCTGCTATATGTCTTGCAACTATACTGTCCGTAGCTATTTTTGTTCCGTTTATATTGTTGTCAGCAATGTTTGCTGTTAAAATTGTGTTTGCAGCTATCTTACCACTTGTTATAGCAAGGTCTGCAATGTCTGCTGTCGCGATTGTTCCATTGACTATTTTTGCTGAAGTGACAGAATTATCTCCGAGTTTAGCAGTTGTGACAGCTCCTGCAGCGATCTTTGCAGTAGTAACCTGTAAACCTCCTAGATGTATCGTATCGATCGAGCCAGTAATTAATTCTGCGCTGTCGACACTGTTTGCTCCAAGTTGAGTGCTAGTGATACTCCCATCAGCAATATGATGAGCAGTAACGTTGTTGCCAGCAATTTTTGCAGTTGTAACTGCATTTGCCGAAATGTGAATTGTGTCGATACTACCAGTGGCAATTTCGCTTGAATCGATTGAATTTTGTGCTATCTCATTTGAGGTTATTGCATTTCCAGCTATCTTCGCTGTTGTAACTTGTCCTGTTCCTAAATGTATAGTGTCTATGCTGCCTGTTACAATTTCTGAACTATCTACTGAGTTTGCAGCTAAGCCTGAAGCTGTTACAGAGTTATCTGCTACTGAAGTTACAGCAGTTGACTGTAGTTCTGCAGCTCCAACAGAGTTTGTTGCTAATTCTGCAGATGTTACAGAATTTAAAGCTAACTCAGATGCTGTAATAGCATTTGCAGCAATCTTACTTGCAACTACACTATTATTACCTATTGAGTCTTGTTGTACTAAAAATTTACCTATTAACGGCATTTTATGTTTGCTCCAAATACGATAGAACTATGTCTATTGAACTTGTCGTGTTTGATAGACACTTTATAATGTCACCTGCTTCTAAAACGACTTTTGCATCACCACCTATTGGAGCTAGTGTTGAACCCGCAGGTATTTCTACTCCATTTACTATTGAGGCGTGATGATTGGCACTTGCATTAAACAATTGAACAGTTGCTGTAATGTCTGCTCCTGCAACATTGCAAATATATAATCCTATAAGTGTTGTTGTTGTGCTATTTGGACAGGTATACACAGAGGTTAATCCTGTGCCTATATCTACTGCTGTTTCTGTTTTAAATGCTGATGCCATAATATTATCCTAATGCTATTGAGAAAGCTACGAGGTCGTCTGCTGTTAACGCTCCTTCTACATGACTGGCTAGTATTACTACTGTGCCATCTGCTTTCTTTGTATAAATTCTTTGGTCAGCCACATTCATAGCGATTTCATGAGTTTGTAAATCATTTGTCTGTGGCACTGAGTTTGTTGTCTCTGACCTTTTTGGTTTAATAACTTGAGCCATTCTTAGAATGTGCCCCCGTCTATGCTATTAGACCACGCTATTGTTCCGTTTGCCCCAACTTGTAGAATTTGTCCTACTGCATTTGTTGAGTCGTATGTTCCTATTGATAAAGAAGCGAATGAGCCACCTGTATTAGCACCATATAATAGTACTCCTTCTGGTAATGCGCTTACTCCTTTTAATCTTAAAGTATCTGAAGCTATTTCAATTGTAGTATCATCAACATTTGCGGATATTGTGTTTCCTGATTTTCCAAGACCGTCTCCTGCAGTAACACTACCAGCTCCTGAGAACTGTGTAAATCCTAAACCAGTTGTACCTAGTGTTGCTGAACCTGTTACGTTTGATAGTACAAATCCTGCATCTGCATTTACTGACCCTTCTTCGATGAAAGTAAAACAACCACCTGTCATACGTGCTGATGAATCGTTATCTGTTGCTCTTGTTAGTACAAAAACTGCTGATCCACTACCTACTGTAGTTACTGTATAAATACCATTTTGTGCTGTTGCAGTCTGATTTTTAACAAGTATTCTATCGCCAGTTGTAGGTGATACGCCATCTACAGCTATTGCTCCATTAGAGTCTCCTGTTAAAGTAGCTCCTACACCGTTTGTACCGTTGTTGTAAGCTGCTGCTAAATTAGCTGTTGTTGTTGCTCTTACTGAATCTTTAATATCTAGTGCTTGTTTTACTGCATCTACATATCCTTTATTTGCTGCATCTGTTGTGCTTACAGGAGTTCCTACGTTTAGGATTTTGTTTCCACCTGCGTCTACAGTCTGTGACCCAGCTATTGTTAAGCCTCCATCAAAGTCTGCTGATTCTGTAAATGTTGAAGTACCTGTAACTGTTATAGTGTCTCCACCTGCGTTACCTAAAGTAACGTTTCCATTTAAAGTTGTGTTTCCATCTACGTTTAAATTGGAATCAAAGTCTACATTGCCTTGACCGTTAAGTGTTCCTGCTATAATTGTATTACCAGTTCCACCTACTACAGAGAACTTGTTAGTATTAACTGTTAGATTACCTGTTGCGGCTATTGAAGTATTAGAACTTAAAGAGTTAACAGTAGCAGAACCTGATACATCTAAAGTACCATTTAAATCTACATTTTTACCAAATTGTATCTTTTCACCACCGTTAGTAGTTACTAATTTAATGTAAGATGTTCCGCCTTCATTGATATCTAACGCTGCTGCGTTATCATCTAAAATTGTTATTGAGTTGGCTTGAGTTGCTAGATTTAGAGTACCGCCATGTTTTAGAATTAAATCTGCCGCAGAATTTATTGTTAAGTTTCCGCTTGTTACTGTTTTTAATTCAAAAGTAGCTGAGGTAGTAGCAATAGTATTATTAGCACCTGTGATTACAGTAGAACCAGTTTTTAACTGATCAATCTTACTGTCTGAGCCTACTAATATAGCTGAACTAGCTGTTAAAGTACCTGCTGAATGGTCAAGCATTGCAACATACAAATCTCCTCCGATTGTTGTTACTGCGTTACCGACTGCCGGTGAGCCTACAAATAGCTTTTGCGAATTAGAAGAATATGCTAATTCACCAGCACCTAATGAGGTAGGAGCAGCGGAGGAGCTACTTCTTTTGATTTTAATGGTTTGTGCCATGATTATTTCCTATCGAGCTATTAAAAGCTCCCTGCGTCTACCGTGTCTGAGTCCGCTGAATTGTTACCTATCATTATAGGGACAAATTCAAAGTTTCCACTTGTTATTTCTCGGTAGATCTTTAACTGATTATCATCAGTGTCATAAAATAAATCTCCTTCAGCTAAGTTTGCAAGGTCTGCTGATGGAGCCGTTGTAGCAACATGAAATTGCTCTGCTAAAAAATTTAGTGCATCTTCGACATTGTTTGTGCCTACAAGAGTACCTGACGGTGAGGAAAGAGTTATCCCCGACGCATCACTGAGTGCTGCGGCTACTGCTGAAGAAATAGTAAGGGTGGTAGTATTAGAGGTGGCAGTTATAGCGCTAGTTTTAGGAGTTATAGTTACTGTTGTTGCCATTATCTTGTTACATTTGGAGTAACTCTTGCTACCCCCTCGATTATTCTTGTAATACTATCTGCTGATGTATTTTGCAATTCTAAATCATAATAGTATTTACCTGCAGCTACGTTACTTGTAACGGCATGCCCCATAGCCATATTTAATTTGCCTTGGGATCCGCTAGTAATAGTACATGTAAATGTTGCTGTAAGAGTGCTTGATGTGGGGGTAGGTCGCAACTGTGCTGTTGCTACGTGATTGCTAGTTAAAACTATTGGACTTCCATCTTCTGCAAGTGCAATTTCAAGGGCGAAATCCGCTCCCTGGTCAATAACTATATCATATTTTCCTGCTGCCATATTGTACTCCTATATGCTAAATTATATCAAAAACTTGAGGTGGTGTCAAGAACTATTTTTGAGGGGTATATGCTTGACCTACGAGTTCGGGAATTTGTCTTTAACTGCTTTCCTAGCTAAATAAAATTGTCCAGTTTTTGCTGTATCACCAAACTTTCCAGAATCAATATCGTGATATAATTTATCTAGTTGTTCATTAAGCATAGAATAATACTTTGCTCTTTTATCAGTAGAGTTTTCTGTTGTTGTAATTGTTATATCTGTCATGATTGTCTCGCTGTTGTTATCTTTTTAGTATATTCTAGATAATCAAACTTTTGTAATTTTAACATAAAAGTGCCTGGGTCGTTAAAAGTTAAATTTAATGTAGTATCAGTCATAGTTGCTTTTAGTACATTATCTATGTATACTTTTGTTCCTACAACTAATCCTGTAATGCTTACAGTTCCTTCTAATGCAGGAGTGGTAGTGTTAAATGTAGGATCAAATGTACTCTTTGCTACTATACCATCTTCTGTAGAATTTACCATATTAGTACTTGCGTCTATATGGTCGTCTTGTTCTACAGCTATATGACTAAAGCCTCTCTCAAGTTCTCCTGCTATTATATCCTCGTTTACTCCTCCTGTCGAAGTCCACGCTATTTGTTTATCTGATTGATAAAATATGTTCCATATCATATACTTTTTCCTCCTGTATAATCTTCTTCAAAAAATATTATTAATGCCCAATATATTGTAGTTGCTCTACCTCCGTCTATATCGTAAGCTTCAAGTTCTACTTTTATATTGTCTTTGTCTATATGCTCTCCATATATATGAAATCCATCATTCCATTCTGCTATTAACTCTTCTTCGCCTTCCTCTTCTTCATATATTTCTCCATCGCTATAAACTTCCATAGGTGGAAAACATCTAGTAGCGACTCCGCTAGTTATATCTGTAGAATGGGACCAACGTAATGCATAAGCAGGTCTTGCTGCTGTAGCTGCTCCAGAATTAGTACCCCATTCGTGATTTATAGTAGTAGCTACATCTGTAGTAGCACTTCCTCCTGTTATACTTAAAGTGCCTTGATGCCAAGAGTAAGATTGTAAACCTCCCCCTATGTGTGCTCCTCCATCAAAAGAAGTAGCTTCTAATTGACCTTGAGCATTCGTTGCTACTACATTTGCTGAAGCGTAAGGACTTGCATTAGTTCCCGCACCACTTCCTGTATTTATACCTGAAACAAAAGTTCCCCGAGATAAAGTAGGACTTCCTATTACTATAGGGGTACTATTAAACTGCGTTTGTCCATAGTCATTTAACCTAATCATAGGCCCATTTACTCCTCCCGGAGGTTGAGCACTACTACCGTAGTAAGGTTGATAGTTACCAGTTGCTTGATATGTATAATCATCTTCTACATAAGTAGTTCCATCTGGCATAGTTACAGTTACATTTCCACTAAAACTTGCTGTTGATTGTAAACTTAATATAGCTTTTACTATATAGAATCCACCTGCATCTATGTAATCATACTCTACTCGTGTGACATTTACAGTTGTTGTTCCATCACTAACAGTTGTTGGTTGTGACCTTTTTCCTAATACTACTCTTCCCATCTTAAAATAAACTCAATGTTGTAAAGTTCTGTTTTTCTGCGGAAGCAAATAAATCAAAACTTCCTGAACTTGCACTTAGTGTATACGTAATATTGGAAGTAAGTCCTGCTAGATTACTTACACTAGTTGTTACTTCTGAACTAGAAGCTGCACTTGTTGTTATTCCTGAAAAAGCAATAGGGCTGAATGTATATGGATTAAACATACTTAATGTAAAAGTTTGAGTAGTAGAAGTATTAACACTTGTTGTTATACTTGTAGAAGGAAGTGCTGTACCTGCTATAACTGCATCATAGTTGAGTGCAAATTTTTGCTCCTCTCCTCTATACCCTGTAGCTCCTTTTCCATCATCTACAGTTAACAAAATATCATCTAGTCCACAACTATCAATATCTGTACCTGCTCTAGATACAAATAATCCACCTTTACTACTATATCCTGCTGTTGAATTTGTTAGCTTGCCTTGCAGTACTCTTTTCTTGTCTTTTATTTCTCTTCCGCCCCCAACTAATCCTCTGCTTGTATCTGTTGTAGTTTGAGGATTTGCAAAATAAGTATCTGTCATATATCCATATGCACAGGGTATTCTTAACACTTTAAAACTTAAATCTGTAACAGCATTACCTGTTGTTCTTGTTCTGACTGTGGGATGTATATCTCCATCATAACTATTGTCACCTTCCTCTGCAGGATAAATATGTGTTTCAGTAAATTCTAGTGAATTTCTCAGACTTGTGTAAAAAGCATCTTCCTCATCACCGTCTCCGTCATATTCAAAGTCACCTTCGTTTGCTTCTGAAGAAACAACTAAAGGAATATACCCTAAAGTATCTTTGCTGCCTTTGAAATCAATTCCTGATGAACCTAAAGAAGATTGAAAACCTGTTCCATATACTACACCTCTTCTTCTTATTCTACTATCAAATATAGTATCTTTTGGCCCTGCAGTTGTAACATCAGCATTTTTCTTTGCTATTTTTAAGCCATAAGTATCGTAATCAAAATATACAGTATCTCCTACTGCTAAAAAACTATTTGCAATTGTGTAATTTAATCTTACATCATAACTAGTCCCTGAACTTGTGTCATGTTTACCTCTAACTGTATAGTATAGTCCATAAACTCCACCACCATAGTGGCCTGTATGATTTACTTGGTTTACTCCATCTATACTCATACTGCTACCGACAAGTATACTTTCTGGGTTAGTTACATTTAAATATGCACTAGTGCCATTACTATTTCCTTTTGCAGTAACAGTATGTTGAGTTCTTAATTTACCTAATATTGTATTGTTTCCCATTAGTCTTCTATTAATATCCTTTCGTTATTTCTATCTATTGTAAATTTGGAACCAACTGTTATTGTTTCCCCTGTGTCTACATTTCCTGATGTATCAAATGGTGAGTTTGCTATGCTTCCTACATTTATCTGTGTTGAAGTTCCTCCTCCCGATAGTATACCTGAAGCTGATAATGTTACACTTGAATTTTTGAGTGTGGATGGAATAGCAACAGCTGAGTTAGTATCTCCCGCTTTGGTTATAGTTACATTAGTTCCATCCATAGCAATACCAATATCACTATTTAAGAATTTATTTGTAGCTGTTTGACCTGTTCCGCCTACTCCTACAGGGACTGTTCTATTAACATCTCCATCAGAATTAAGTCCTGCATTAGCTCTTACAGCTCCTGCCTTCACTGTTGAGGCTGCTGTACCGTTTACATTAGTAACATCTGCAGCAGTATTACTACTTGTTTGGTCGGCGTTATTAGATACTCCACTTAATCCAACGAGAGCTTGAGTAGCACTTACAGTTGAAGTTTCAGTACTTCCAATTTTTAATTTAATTGCTGTTCCTGATATGGCTACATCTAAAGAAGCGTTTTTAACATCATCGTCTCCTAATGTAGTTGTACCATTAGCTGCTTTAAGATTAGTGCCTAAAACTGCACCTACTGTAGCTCCTGTTGCTATACCACTCAGTTTAGTTCCTGAACCAGTTTCAAGTGAATTTAAATTAGTTAGTCCAACACTACCTTTGTCAAGAGTAGTTGATTGTATGACTGTTGAGCCTTTCTTAATTCTTATAGATGTACCGTTTGTATCTATGTCAAGACTGTCGTTTTTAACGTCATCGTCGCCTAATGTAGTTGTACCGTTAGATGCTTTAAGGTTAGTACCTAATACCGCACCTACTGTAGCTCCTGAAGCTGGTAAAACTGCGAATGCTTTTCCGGAGCCACCTATGTCAGCTGCTACTATCTTAGTGTTTGATATAACAGTATTTACCCCGGTACCAATACCAGTTAGCTGTCCGCTACCATTAATTGCTATATTAGAGTTTTTAAGTGCAGTAGGTACTGTGTCCGTTGAGTTAGTATCTCCTGCTTTTGTAAGTGTAATATTAGTACCGTCTAAGGTAATTCCTAAGTCACTATTTAAAAATTTATTTGTATTTGTTTCACCAGTACCACCCTTACCTGTAGGGACTGCTCTATTAACATCTCCAGTAGTAGTTAAACCTGCGTTAGCTGCTATAACAGCTTGTTGGGCGTTTGCTACAGTCTGAGTACCTACATTTGATACATTATTTGCTGTATTATTCCCTGTAATGTCAGCACCGTCTGTATATGAAAGTCCTAGTTTACCTTTTGTTATAGTAGTGGTATCAGTTGTACCATCTCCTTTTGTTAGTGTAAATACACCAGAGTTTCCTTGGCTAATAGCTATGCCGCTATTTAAAAATTTATTTGTATTTGTTTGTCCTGTTCCACCTACACCTACCGGTACTGCTCTGTCTACATCTCCATCAGAATTAAGTCCTGCATTAGCTCTTATAGCCCCTGCTTTAGTAGTACCTGTATCATTTATATCGTCAAGGTCTAGTGTTCCTCCACCTGCTCCTGTTAAAGCACCTGCAGAACTTAGAGCTATTCCTGAATTTAAGATACTTCCTGTTCCTCCGGGCGCAGTTCCAGCTCTTAGATTATTTAGCTTTGTTCTTTCTTCACTAGAAAAAACATTATTTACAACGGCAGTGCCTCCGCCTATTTGGAAACTGAATCTTCCCTCTGTATTATCAGTTGGGAATGTAACTCTGTTATTAGACTCTTGTAATTTAGCTGCTGCTTCTGCTGCATCTGATTTTGTAGTAGCATCTGAAGCTGCGGCTGTTTGAGCTGCTGTAGCTTTACTTTGAGAACCTGTAGTACTTTCTATACTCCCTGTTCCTCCAGGCAAAGTTCCTGCTCTTAAATTATCTAGTTTAGTTCTTTCTGTGTCAGAGAAAACATCTACATCAGTTGTACTACCATCATTTATTGAGAATCTCCAACGACCTTCTGTGGAATCGGCAATTGGTGTAAATTTATTCGCATCTTCAGGTGGTTTTGTTCCGCCTAAGTTTCCATAATCTTCTACATATCTTATAGGTACGCTCCAAGTAATCGTATTACTTGTTCCTGGTTTTGTTCCTACAGAGAACCATACTAATCCATCTCCAGATACTGCGTTTCTTGCAGCAGTAAGAGTAGAGTACCAAGAGCTTGTTGGTGGATTTGGGGTTCCTGCACTTGGAGTAGCAGGTTGACTACTGGATTCTTGGAAGACGGTAAAGTTTGATGCTCCATCATCTCCATCTGCTCCTGGGTCTCCATCTGTTCCATCTGTTCCATCTGTTCCATTGCTGCCTTCAATTATATTAGCAGCCTGCCAAGTAGTTCTGAATCTAAAAGCTCCGCCACTAGTATCAAATGCTGTAACACCTTTTACAACCCATATTGGAGTTGCTGCGCTAGGTACATTTGCTATATCATCATGCCAGCCTGTAGGTATTATAGGAAAGTTTGTTATACTTGGAGTAGTTGGTTGATTAGCACTTCTTATAAATATAAAGTTAATATCATTTTGAGGACTAAAAGCGTTACTTGGAGTACCCCAAGTTAAACTTCCTGAGACATCATTCAAAGATGTGGTTTCGAGTGCAAGAGCTTCTGATTTAAATATTATGCTTCCTACTGCAAATTCAGGTTGTACTGCTACCCACCCCGAAGGTATACTAGCTACGGTGCCAGTACTAAAATTATAAGTACCTGTACTTGGTGCGGAAGGAGCTGATATATTTGCATTATTAAAGGTTTGTTTGTAGTATAAAATAATCTCTTGTATTTTTCTACCTCTATCACCTGCAGTTCCATCTTGACCGTCTTGACCGTCTTGACCGTCTTCACCATCTTGTCCATCTTGACCGTCTTCTCCTGTACCTCCTGATAAGAAAGAAACCAAAGTATATGTACTTCCGCTTCTAGTTACTTTTCCTATTACTGTATCTTGGTTGGTTGAAATAAAACTTGTTTTAAATATATTTACACTACTATAACTTCTTGGTACAGACTGGTCTAAGAATAATTTTGTATTGCTTTCTATTGAAGTAACAGTAGCAAAATAACGAGTAGTACTAGTATCAATTATAATTCTATCTCCGACTTCATATTCTGTAGTAAAACTTGTTCCACTACCTGTTACTTCTGAACTATATTGTGGGATTGAAACTGTACCTGTTTTTTGTGTGAGTCCAGCATTAGCAGCACCTACCTCTGATACATATTCAAAATTGTAATATACAATTTCATTGTTATCTCCAACATTTGGATTTCTTGCAGTTGTATCTTTTTTTATCTCTACTGCTTTAAGAGGGTCTGCTGCATCATCAAAATCATGAACTACAAATGCTTCTCCACCATCACTGACTCCTGAAAATACTTGACTTGTTTGTGCTGTATTACCTGAAGAAACACTTATTAGGTCTCCTACTGTATTTGTAAAATCATAGGTTGTACTGCCAAGACTTGCTAATCCCGTTGATGAGTTGATACTTAGCCCAGTGGATAAACCTCCACCTGTTGCTATAGCACCAATTTTAGAAGTAGTACTCGTTGGTATTTTTAATACCATTAGGGAAGTATCAATTTCTCTCCTTATCCATTTTGAGAAATGACCTTGTGTATTGGTAAGTCTTACCAGTACCGTACCTATTTTTTGTGCAGGGTTTTCTAGTAAGAAGGAAGTTTCCGTAGAAGGAATTATCTCTGTCTTAAATTTCCCTGTAAATCCTAAGTTATGTTTTACTTCATAGGATTCTATAAATTCGTATTTGTTTGTAATTGTATTTCCGGCTGTGTCCGTTCTATCTGTACTCGGATGCCCCCAGGTTATTGCTAAATCTAATGCTGAGCTTTCAGGTGCTTCAGTTGTTCCATCTATACTTTCTTGTTGATGAGGAACCGCTTTCAATACTACATCTGTAGGGAATGGTACGTTTTCTGTGTACCTAGGCATTCTTGTTGTCTCTGGTAAATCTTCTATAACATACCCTCTATCTACTAAAGAAAACTTTTTCCTATTATATTCTACTGCTGATATTGCAAATATAGGATCTTGGTCGTCTTCTTTTATATTCTGTATCATATACTCTTTAGCAGAACCATGAACCATTTGTCCATCTGCATCAAGTTCTATAATTGCCCAAATACTATGAGTTGCAGGTGCACTAGTAAAGGCACTAGCGACAGTAACACTTGTAGAGTTGTAACTTGATACTTCTTGTCTTTCAACTCTTGTCTCACCAGACCATACTAAATCTAACTTATTATCGCTATCATCTACTGCATTTATCATTATAGCTTCAGACGTTAGCGCTGTATTTGATCCTGCAACATTATTTGCATATTGTATAAAGTCTCCTCTTTTTCTAGAAGCTCCTCTTATTGTTGCGGTATCTTGCTGTAAATATGCTCCACCTTCTGGGAATACTACTTCCATAAAGAAGGTTGCTGTATTTGATAAATCTAAGGAAGAGTCTACTTTTATATTAGTAGTAGTAGAATTAGCTAAAGTTCTTCCTCCGAATCTTAGATTGTTTCTATCTGCATCAGCAACTGTTATTACATCTCCACTACTTAAATTTACACCTTCTAATCCTACTTGGAATGTTACTACATCAGTTTCCATTTGGTCTGTAAATAAATGCCACTTACCATATCTTACTGCTTGCGCTCTACTAGTACAACCAAATGCGACTACATCTTTTTTCTTTATTTGTCTTGTTTCTACTATGTTGTCGTAATCTTCTACTATTTCTACTGTTTTTTTATAAAAAGCTTTTGGGTCATTCCATGTTACATTAACTTGATTATATCTAAATCTATTTCTTGTTGACTGGTAAGAAAATGAACCCCCTAATACATTGCCTTTATTAAAAGCTGCTATTGGAGACCTTTCTCTATTTTGCTCTATTGTAATTTGTCCATTTACCCAAGTCATCATACCTCTAAAAATAGATAACATATCTTGTGCAACTTTCATAGCTTCTGCTTGTTCAGTAAACCACACATTTGCTGTAAAACGAGGTTCTGTACCTCCTTCTCCATTTGGTACTAATTCATCACAATATCTTGCTATTTTAAACAAAGCATATTTATCTATATCACTAGCGTCTATATACTCTCCACAACCATATCGGTCATTGGTCATTATATCATAGAAAACCCATGCAGGATTATTAGAGTATACTTTCTCAAAGTTAGGAGAAGTTGCGTCAAAGACATCTGTATCTCCCCTAAAGTTTCCATCCCATGCTACATAGTCACTTCCTACTGCTCCTGTAGTAATATTTCTAGTATATTGTGCGGGGCTTCCTTCATATCCTTCATGGTTAGGAGAATAGTTAGTAGGCACCATTACTTTTAATCCTCTTGCGTGATAACCTCTTTCTGGAACATTTCCAAAGTCAGAAGCATTAAACATCATCTGCCCATAAGCTGCTAAAGGATAAGAAAGTTTGTCATTAATAACTGATTCTATAGAAGCAAGTCTACCTGAATTATAGTGTGTAGTTTCTCCATGTTCTCTATTAATTGGAGTAATTGTTTCAAGTTTTATTTCATAGTCTTCAAGAGGTTGGTAAGGCTCTAAGTTAATATCAAATACTTCTACAAAAGGATTTTTACAATAAGCTTCTACTGTTCCTGAAGAAGTATAAGTCCAACCGTGTACTCTTTTATTCGATGGTCTAGCTAATAATTGTGAGTCTGTTGGACCATATAGCAAGTCTTCTGTAAAGTTTGCATCTCCTGGATTTTTGTATCTAAGATAAATTCTGTGTTCTATCATAGAAGGCCATTCTCTTCCGTTTTTTGACTTTATGGCATGCATATTATCATATTGGAAAGTAAGTTTTAATCTATCTACTGCAGATTTTTGAGTACTTACATTCATTTGAGTAGAAGTAATAAAAATTGGATTAGCTGTCCAAGTAGCTGTTTCGTCTCCTGAAGTACTATATCCATAACTATTAAAATTATTACTTACCCCTATTCCACTTAAATCAGTAGTTGTAAGTGTTTTACTAATATTTGCAATCACTGAAGCGTTGCCGGTGTCTGCTGCAGTACCTACATAAGATTGACTTCTTTCTCCTGTTTTAAATCCATAAGTTACGTTATCAAAATTATAATTAAAATTTGTTGCTTGATATTCTGCTACACTTGAGGGGCTATCCATATAAGCCGCTGTGTTTGCAACTGTTCTATCTCCACCAGTATCAGGTGTAATTACAGCTGTATTTGCATTGCTAGTAGAACTAACAGTTCCACATAAATCAATAGTACCTGCTAAAGATGACGCAGTTATTTCTGCCATTCTATCTATCTCTACAGAAGTTGCACTTGTGTATTTTGTAATTTTACATACTAAAGTTGTTTTATTTGGACCGCCTTCTTTTATTCTTAAATATTGACCACTTACGTATGCTTTTGAAACATCATTAGTAGCAAAACCTCCTGAGGAAGTAACAGTCTTACTACCTGCTGTTATAGATATTCCTGAAATAGTCTTTTTTGCTTCTTCTATTCTAACTTTATAACTTCCATTACTGGAGTTATATCCTGAGAACATAGAAGAACCTGTGTTATCAGTAATAGTATTAGTACTAGCATTGTAAGATACATCAAAACTTTGTTTTGGATTATGGGAAGTTTTATATGCATTATTTAAAACTTGAGTAGTATCTAAATATATGGATGAAGCTCCATTTATAAGTCCTTCAATAGGTCCTTCTGATATTAAATCGTAGACAATAACAGACTGTTCCTGATTAGGACTTCTTCGTCTATTTCGTGTTACGCCAACTGGAGAAGACGCTGCGGTACCGTTTTTATTTATATTTCTCATACTTATTTTTGCATTACAACAGCAGATGATTTTGTAGAATCTCCCCCACTGTTTGCTGGGCTATTTGACGTTGAATTTATGTAAGTAAATGACGCATTATAACCTGTTGTTTTTTGATCTCTCATAGAGTAGTTTATTGTTACTCCAGGAACTATTAATTCTCCATAAAGCAAAGGAACCGGACTCCCCATCTTTACATTTTCTTGTGCATTACCAAATAAGTAACTATCAGGAGATGTTCCAGGAGTTTGAGGAGTTAAATAATCAGTTAGTCCTTTTAGTGCTAATAATCCTCCTATTGCTCCTGCTATTAAGGCTGCATTTGCAGTTAAAAATAAACCTAAGCCACCAAATGCAGTACTACAAGCTAAAAAAGAACCTAATGTTGCTATGAGCGCAGGTGCAAATATAGCAATTACTACTCCTAGTACTATCTTGAATACATCCCCAAAGCCAGAACCTGCTGGAATAGGTGTTATGTATATTGTGTCTTTTATTACAGGTAAAAACATATCTGCAATATCGTCTTCTGTTTCAATAAGTAAGTCTTTTCCATGTATTATTTCTAAGCCTACATTATCTTTTTGTAGCATTCTAGCCATTTCTTCTGCGAAACCTTCACATTGTGCTTCTATGAGTTTAAAAATATCACGCATGTTGTTATCCGCAGATACCCAATCTGTTCCAAACTTTTCTCCTAATTCTCCCATTAACTTAACGTGGGTCATATATACACATCTCCTTTTTTGGGTACGATACTATCATGTAAGGTACGCCCATTCTCTTGCAACACTTTTTGTCATGGTCACTTGGTTCACATTTTGAGTCGTAGTGACTATGGACTACATATTTTATTTTTGAAATGAGTTGATACTTAACAAAAGTTTTTGGGTCAATTTTAAACTCATTTAATTTATTCTCCGCAAAATTTTCACAATTTATAAATTCTTCATTTCCATCTTTTTCTATAATTAAACCACACATTTCTTCAGGGGCGGCTTGTTCTGCTGCTTTATAAATACTATCTAACATTAGTCAAACCTTGAACTTCCTGGGAAAGCTCCAAATGGTAGTACGCTAGTATTATCATTATCTGCTTTTGGATTTGAAGTAGCACTTGAGGTACTAATTGGAGTTGCATTGAATCTACGATTACAAGAAGATAATCTCTTCCCACAAATATCTCCTCTTTTCCAGAAGTCTCCAAAGTTAGGAGTGTTTCCTGCATTAGTAACTTTTGTTTGCCAAATACTATATCCTGTAGCTTCCCATGCTGTATTTGCACTTACATAAGTCCAAGTCATTCCATAGTTATGAGTAGTAGCCCCATTACTTGGATTACTAGGTAATCCTACTGTAGTTGGTGCTGTAATTGTTTGTGTTTTTCTAACATAATTATTAAATTTTTCATCAGTATAGGCATAGTAAGTAGTACTTGAACTATAATCATCATATACACAAGCTCTAACAAAGTTAGCATTGCTTTCGCTAGGTGTTCCTTTTGAAGTTTTAGTTCCAGTAACTCTTGCCTGCCAATAACTTTTTACAGAAGCACTTGTGTAGTTTCCATTTGCATCTAATCTCGTTGCTGTTTGATTATATGAATATAAAGTATCTGTTGTAATGTTTGAGCTTCCTCCTAAACTATCCCAACTTGTTACTGAAGTATTTGGAAGTATGTAATGGTCATCCACGTTCACAAATGCAGTAAATTGTGTTCCTGTACTTGTTCCTGCATTTGTTATCTCAGGTCTATATAATCCATGAGAGTGCCAACTACATCCACCTATTTTTTGACTTTCTTTTCTAGTAGGACTTGCACCTTGGTATTCCCATGCACACCCGTTTCCTACAATGGTTCTTTTTGGCACCATTACTCCATCCATATCAAAAGGAGAGTTTAGTTCAAATTCAATACTTGTTGAATCTTCGCTAGATATTTTATCTATAACCCATACTTCTCTATTAAACTCTACTGGAGGCTCTCCTGCAGTTGTCTCGTTGTCTCCTCCTACAATATATTTAACAAGAGTTGCTCTACGAACTATTTTTTTACCTAGTAATTTAGTGTAATCTCCACCTATTGCTTCTTTAAAACTTACTGCAACATTTGTACTATTTGTAGCAGAAGATATTCTTAATCTTGGTCTAGCCATAGCTCCTGATTGATTTTTCTCAAACCCATCCGCAACTATAGGCAAAGTATTATAAGTATTTAATTGAGTATTTGTAGTATAGTCATACATTTGTATTGCACTTGCGTCTGAATTGTTATGCCCACTAAAGTACACATAAGTTCCATCTGCTTTTTCAATTTCAAACATATGTACTATAGCACCTGGTGTTAAAGTTTGTACTGTTGCGATTATAGACATTACTCGTAAACTCTCTCTAATTTCATTGATAAATTATAATAATCATCATATGCCCAAGATTGACTCCAATCAGGACATAGTACTTTAATTGTTGTTTCTCCCCCGCTTTCTGAGTATACAAAATTAAAAGATGTAACACCTGCTTTAGTTTCTAAAAAGTTTGATATTTGGTCTATATCTTCTTTTGTTCTATTTGCAAAATTTATACTAAATGATTCATTTAGTACATTTATACCGTTTCCTACTCTTTGAGAATACCCATCACCAAAATCAGCTTTAAAAACTCTAGGGGTGGTCTTTCTAGTAAATCCTTTATCGGGCACTGCTTGTCCCAGGCTTCCGCCTACATTAAATCCTATTGCCATTAGTAACTATTTAACAGGCCTCCTGCCCTTTGCTGTTTAACAATCTCTTGTTGCACCGCCGCTGAGATACTTGCTCCAAATGCTTTTGCTTTCTCTCCTTCTGTTTTTATATCTTGTGTTGCACTGCCATCTGACATGCTAACGTTAACAGTAACATTATTAGTACCGCCACCAGCACTTAACATTTTTACTGGTATTTCTTTATCGTTTCCTAAAGGTACAACTGCTTCTGTTCCATGTAGTGTTGCAGGATATCCGCCCTCTGGTCCATCTGCTATTCCACCACTTCTATATGAACGATAGCCTCCATTACCACCTTGTTGCATAATTCCGCCTTGTCTTGCAGGAGTTCCAGTCATTCCCATCATTGCACCAAGCGATGCTGCTGCTCCTGGATTAACCATTCCTACCATAGCCATAAGTGCATTTAATATAAGTTGCTTAATTATCATCTTTGTTATATCTGCTAATATAGAAATTGCCATATCTCCAAAGGCTTGTTTCATTGTTTTTGTACCTTTTGCAACTTCAACTAAAGCTCCTGCCATATCATTTGCAAGTCCTTCTGTTAGTCTTGTAGCTATATCTGTTTGCAATTTCATTTGTGCCGAAATTTTTTCTCGTAGTCTAAATTCTTCTTCTAGTTTTGTCAAGGTGGAGTCAACTGCTTGTTGTTTTAGTACATTTGCATCTTCTTCAAGATTTGTTCCGCTGAAGTCATTTGATATCATATTACTACGTGATTGATTTTCCGCGTTAGTTCTAGCATTTTGTAGAGCTCCTTGAGCAAGGTCTCCTTGTAAAAAAGTAGCAAAACGATTTTGATAACTTCCTCCAATACCAGATGTTAAGCCTTTATTTAATTCACCCATTCTAACGTTCTCTGCTGTAAATTTTTGAAAAGGTAAACCTAAAAGTTGTCTTTGTATGTCTAATTCTTTTTGTGCTTCTGCAGTTTTTAATTTTGCAAATTCTACTTGGTCTTCTAACTTTTTAAGATTTTCACTATCAACAGTATCTTTTTCTTTAGCAAGAACTTTTTCTGCTATTCTTTGCTCCATTCTAGCTTTATCTAAAGCATTTAGTTTTGTATCTGTAGTTATTCTATCTTTTTCAAACATTAACAATCTTTTATCTGCTATAAGTGCTGAATCTAAAGTGTCTATTTTATTTTGATGGCTTCTTTCTTGTATTCTTTCAATTACTTGGTCTTCGTCTCGAATAGCTTTAGCAAAAGACTCATTAATCTTTCTTAAAGTATCTCTTCTGTCAATTTCATCTTGAGCTGCTTTATCTGCTTTTACATCAACATCTATATCGCTTTGCATTTGGTCGAAACCTTCTATGCCCATTCTTCTTGCAATTGCATCAAATCCTTTCTTAAACATATCTCCGTCTTTTCCTGGTCTATAACTACTAAATTGCAGTGCATTTGCGCCCTTGTTGTTTTGCATAGCCTTTCTCATACTTTGTGCAGCTATCTCTGGTGTCATTAATTCTTCTGCGCTTAAGCCCAAAGCATCTTGTAATATTTTTTGTCCTTGGGGGGTGTCTGCTAAAGCCACTAGCTGTGCAAATTGGGCTTCTCTATTTTTATTTTCACTTTTGAGTGTTGGAATAAGGGTCATATTTCCCCCCGTTTCTTCCTCAGTTGCAGTGCTTTTTCCTGCGCCCGTGCCTAATAACTTATCAAGCTCCTTAAACTTATTTAAATCTTTTTGTCTTTGTGTTTGAGTTGCAACACTATCGCCTTGAGCGTCTCGCATAGCCTGAATCGTGCCTGTATTTAAACTACCCCCTGCTCCTGTAACTGCGTCTATTTCTCTTAGTATATTTGCAAATTTATTATTACTACCAAAACCAGTTACCAGACTTAATCTTTGTTTATCAAGACTTTGCATTTGTTGACTAAACTGTGACATTGCTTGTCCTGCTAACATAATATCATTTGCTATAGTTACGAAAGCATTATTTTTCATAGAAATTCTTTCTAATTGGTCTACAGGTCCTGCGAATTCTTCTGCAAACCCTTTCATTTTAGGAACTAATTGTTCTATTTGAGTTGCAGTTACTAGTAACTTGCTTTGTGCTTCTTTATCAAAAGTGCCTTCTTCTAATTGTTTATTAAATTCTTTTATTATACCAAGAATATCACTACTTTTTAAAGAGTTTGCTTGTTGTTCTAAAACCTGAAGTCCTCCTACAACAAATCCCTCTCTTCTTACTTGGCTCATTCTTGCTAATTCTGTATTTAATTCTGTTAGTGTTTCTTTGAAGTCTAATGCGGCCTGTTGAGCTTTTGTTAAATCTTCTTCTGTGCCTTTCATCATGGCTCTTATACCATCAAAAGCAATAAAAGCTAAACTTATCCAACCAAAGGCACCTAATAATTTTGATACTGCTCTACCTGCAAATGAAGCTCCTTTTGCTATTGTACCAAATACTGTTCCAAATCCTACTTTAGTAGTTGCAAGATACTTATTGGTAGCTAAACCTAATTGTTTATATTCTAACTTGGCTTTTGTCATACTACCTTTTAATCCAAGTTCTTGGTGTTTTATATATCTATCAAATATTAATTGGTCTTGTTTAGTCATGTTACCAATCATATTATTTTTCTGTTTTAAATGCCTTTTTAAAACACCAAGTTCTTTTGCATTTAGTTTCTTTCCTAGGGCAGCTTTTTGTAAAGTAGCACTCTGTCCAGTCATGTCTTGTCCAGCTAACATGCTTTGCATTCCACTTGTTCCACTAGCCATGAAGTCTTTTTGTGCTTGTTTCCCAATGTCGCCGCCACCTTTTAAACCTTTCAAAAGTTTAAGATCTTTTCCAGCTTGTTTACCCATATTTCTTGAGCTATCTGCTGCTCTATCAAATGCAGCTGCCATTTTTCCAAAGTCTGGTATTATTTGACTAACAATAGGTGCTGCTAATAATCCGAATACACCAATTAAAGAGGTAATATTATCTTTTAAAAATGAAATAATTGGAATTAAAAATTCTGCAAGTCCTAGCTTGATTACTTTTGTTAAATCATCAAACTCTTTTGCAAACTGACCAAGTACAAAAGCACTTTCATCCATAATTTCTGTAATTCTACCAAATTTTTCAGCACCTTGTTCTAGTACTTCATTTGCAACTGCTTGTGATCTTTCAAAGGCTGTTAAAGCTTCTCTTGTTTTACCTATAGCTGCTGCATACTTTTCTGTTGCAGGCTCAAGTCTTAATATAATACCTAATTCGTCTAATAATTCGGGTTCTGCTTTCGTCACACCTCTTATTAATCTGTTGAAAGCATCTGTTAAGTCTCTACCAAGAGCTAATGATGCATTTTTTGCCACAGTACCTAATCCTTCTAATTGAGTACGAGTTAATCCAGCCGCAGAACCAATCGCAACACCTGAAGCTGCTTCTTTAAATGATAACATATTGGCAGTTGCTTTCTGTACGGAGGAAGTCATAGTTGCAAAGGCTTGACCAGTTACAGCACCGAAAGCTTTCTGGCCTTCTACCATATTTCTGGTTTCCATTGCGTCTTGTAAAAATCTAAATGCTGCTGAAACGGCGAATACCTGCGCAGCGATTGTTGCATAAATAGGCACAAGTCCCCCACCAATAGTTTGGGCTTGTTTTGAAAATGCTTTTGTTGAGTTTGATGTTTGTTGTGATAAGGATTTTAGTCTTCTATCGCTTTCTTGTACATTCTTTGCGACTGAACCAACGTCTTTTCCAGCCTTCTTCGCGTTTTTACCTAGATTCTTTAACGAACCATCATCAGTAATTTTAACCTTAACCGAACCGCCATCTCTTTTCTTTCCTGCCATTATTTTTTACGCTTTCTCTCTTGTGTCATTCTATCGTTTATTGAACGACTGTTGAGAGCTTCGATGTTTTTTAGCCAAAAAACACATTGTTTCTTGTCTTCAACTTCATATATATCTATTATTGTTCCTAATGCTGATAAATCTTTTCCAAAATAAGACCCAGACATTCCATCCCATCTATCGGGGAGCATGTCATGAATTGAAAATGCTATTTGTACCTCGTATGGCAATTCGCCACGAGACGGAGGCATTTTAGCGGGATCAGGTTCCTGTCCTAATTGTTCACATACTCTTAGATACTTATCTAAGTCTATGTCATTTTTAAAAAATCTTTCTAAATCCGCAAGTAGTAATATTACTTGCGTTCTGTAAAATTTTCTAAGTCACCAACTTGTTCAGTAACCCATGTATCGAAATCGTTTGAATTTTTCATTAGAACTTCACAATTTTCTTGTGTAAATTCTAAGCAATCATTTGTATCGACCCCTGATGTATCAACTAATAGAAGCTCTTCTAAGTATTTATACTTCAGTCCAGTCCAGTTTTTTATAACTGCGGATATATACTGAGGTAGGAATTTATCTGCATCGAATTCTTCTTCGTATGCTCTAGTTTTCTTATTAAACTTATTAGTTACGCATTTATTACGTAATTTTAATAACTCTTCTCTTGCAAGATAAGTTAGTTTAACTTTGAAATCTTCCATCCCAGGATAATCAAATTCTACGGTTTTGCTAGGAGCAAGTAAGCTCTTAAGCGATATTGGTTCTTTTTTTAATTCTTGTACTACTTCTTTGTTTTCCAATTTTATTCTCCAAAAATGAACGAGTGAGGATTGGATTCCTCACTCATTCTAGTTAGTTTATGATGTATATGTTATACTCATTTCGTTTGTTGCATCAGCTGCAGTTGATGATGATAAATCAGTTGATAAACCATGGAAAGCGACATCTACTGAAATTACGTCTTCAATACTATGAGTTGGTAATTCCATATGCGCTTTTGGTAAAGCTACTGTACATCTAGGAGTATTACTTCCTCCACCTATGTTAAATGTTAAGGCAAAAGCATTAGTAATAATTCCTGTTGATTCCTGCATCTTTTCAAATAAGTCTAAAGACCCATTTGATTCAGCGTTTAAGTAACAAGTAAAGTTACCAGAAACATTTCTAGTACCTGTTATATGACCTAATGGCTGACTAACAGTACCTAGTGTTTCGGGGGTTAGATAAGTAAGATTGTTTTCAATACTTATACTTCCACCTGTTAAGGTTACTCCAAAAGTGATATCACTGTTGCCTAAAGCTCCAGTTGCTCCACTTACTTCAGATGCATCATATACGACTGTTAAATCTGTTAACTTCTGTCTGATAAAGTTTCCTGTTGAAGAAAGACCTTCATTAATTAAACCGAGAGTAGTTTCACCACCACCAGTTGTTACTAAAGAAGCTGTTTCTGTTATTGATTTACCGTTTCCAGACCACGCTACTTGCGCGATACCATCAATATCAAAGTCAATTGTTGCAGAACCAACTGAACAATCTGCTAATTTATAAACGGTTACTCCGTCTGTACCTGTTGTAAATGTTGTACCTTCAGTATCCTTGGTAGCACCAAGAACAAAGAATAGGTCAAACGTTCCGATAAGTACGTTATTTGAATTTGCAAAATCAAAAGAATTAGGTTCGTGAGCTGCAGGATCAAATGTTCCTGACTCTCCAACTGCTTTCTGATAATCCTTACCACCCATAGCAGCCCATAGTGGGCCTTCTACTGCAAACTTTTTACCGTTTCCAGCGTGTAATCCTGCATCCGCCGCAACTGAACCAGCTGCCGATGTAGTAGGTCTGATGTAAGTACTAAAGCTCCATTCAGCTGGTGCGTAAGAATCGGTGAACATTGTTCTACCTCTTTTACTATAACCACCTGTTCCGGCTGCTTCATTCAAAGTTACTTCGGTAGTATTTGTTGCCTGACTGAACGAAAATCCATCCAACACAGGAATTTCATAAAGAGCTGTATTGGCAGTTGTACTGTCAGCACTCCACTTCATGAAAACTTTTGTATCTCTACTAAAGAAAAATGACATTTTTTATATCTCCATTAATATCGAATCTCGCAGGTGATTTCTCCTACACCCAGAGGTTCTAATACGCCTTCATCTGTATCTACAGTAGCAATTGTAGTCTGCACTGTAGTATGAGATGTTCCTGTTGAGTCTGTGTAGGTTAAGGGATCATTATCCTCCAACACAGTTTCAACGTCTTCTAACAATTCTTCGAGAGCTTCTACGACATCATTGTCGTCAGAAACATAACATCGAACTGTTATTGTTAAAAATCTAAATCGAAATCCACCACCATCATATTCTCTGGTTTCCGCACCTGCTCCAACATGTATAGTTGGAAATTCATTTACTTCATCCCAGAATTTAAGTCTACGCTCTACTTTTGCTACCGAACTTCTAAATGGAGGTTGTCCATTTATTCCTTCTAGTGCTACTGCTATTGCTTCAACTATGGCTCTACGACGCGACGAATATCTTCTTGCTGTTGTTGAGTCCATTATATTCTCCTGACTTTTATAAATTTATTTTGCATTGCTTGAGCAACAATCTCTCTAATTGTTTGCCCGATTATTCTTCTTGGGTCTCTTTGCACACTACCCATTTTTCCACCTGGTTCAAATGTTCCATAAGGGTCTCTCATGTATGTATAATCTGCCTGTAACCCTCCTCTTGGCCCTTGCATTACTTGTGTAACTCGGGCTGAGTTTGCAAATCTACCTGTTCTATAACGTAGACTTGGTGGATTCATTTTCATTGCCACTGCTTGTGGTAATACTGAATTTATTAAATTCTTCAAAGCCATAGGACTTTGTCTTTGTTTACTTGTTGAAGCTGCTATTCTTTGCCTATTACTTACTTTACTACTGCCTTTTCTTCCTTTCTTAGGATTTCTTTTTCCTTGTAGTTTAGTAGCTCCTGCAACTATTACACTATGTAAAGCTTCTGACATCTCTTTTTCGCTCTTGCCTAGCTTTACTAACTGCTTATTAACCCTTAAACGCATATTTGGTTTGTTCCACCATTTCTTACTTAATATTTCTTTTAAGTACGCAGAACCACCAATTTCACCCATTCTTTGTGTTATGCCTTTAGATGTTTTAAAATCTTTATTAAACTTTGGATTAGCTAAAACATCGTTTACAATTTTTTCTACTATATCTAATACTGCGTCTGTATCAGATTTACTCATCATGGCTTGTTGGCTCCCTGGAGTACTGCCTGGAGTATTTGAGCCTAGTGCCATTGCAAATTCTATAACTTTATCAAATTTTAGCAAATCACTTATAGTTGTGCTATTAACGGAAAAAGAAGCATCTAATTTAGAAGCTAAATACATTGTTGCTGAACTTGTTACAAAGTCTCCTGCTAAATGCGCTTTTTGTTTTTCACCTCTAAGTGTTTCAACTAGTCCTACTACAGCTACTGAGGTATCTCCATATTCGTCATTTACAGTAGGGTCTAGAGTACCACTATTAAATCTACCTGCTACTGGACCATGCAATCTAGCATAATTTCCTCTTGCACTGAAAGGTCCTGGTTGTACGAATGGGTTTCCGTCTTGACCATCATTACCTAATCTAGTTTTATTGGTTAAGCCTCCTCGTCCTCTGGCTCCTCCTTTTAAGTACGGAAATTTTTGTTCCATATGATAAGTACTATTATCAATTATGTTTTGAATTATAGTCCTCATAACAGCTCTATTAGCTTCATCAGAACCCATACTAGCTTTATAAGTTGCAACAGTACAAGGGTTATTCTGTGCGATACCTAAATGTACTCCAAAGTGTTTTGAACCTCTAGCATGCACGAATACTACTTTTGGCCCTACTTTGCCTTTTTGCATTTTAGGAGTTCCTTTTATACCAGGAGTTCTATAACTAACTAGTTTATCAAAAGCATTTGCCTGTGCTGGGCTTGGCCCTTTAAAAACTTTGTAACCTACTTTTTCATGTATATGGCCAATATTACCTATACTAAGTTGTCCATTTGTGTACCTTTGTACAGCTCCATTTAGTGTACTTTTTTCTTTTGTGCTTAATCCTGCATGTTTAGTGACTCCTAAAACTGCTTGAGTCATAAGGTCAAGTACATGTTCTTTTATTAAGTTATTATAAAAATACATGTGAACTACGTAATTTTGATATTGTAATTCTCTTAATTGTGCTTTATTTTTATCTATTTCTTGTACAATTATATCTCGTAAGTTTTTTACTGACATTAAATAACTACTTTATATAAATCAAGTACCCTTTTTATGTGGTCTGGGAAGTCAGTACTATTTCTGATTCCTGCAGTACCTTGATTCTGTTGGACAGCTCCGCCCAAACTTCTTCTTTCTTTATGCTCGTCTTTTATGTAGTAATTAATTAAGTCAAATAAAGCTAGTTGTAAATCTCTTGGTGTTGAGGCATACCCTGCTTTATATGTAATTTTTACAGCACCTACACCTCTTGCCCAATGTATCTGATTACCACCTGCATTAGTTCTAATGATTGCATCGGCTTCTTCATCAACATAGTATTCATATTTAGGTATAGTAAGTTCTGTATAACTATCTGAATAATTCTGTCTTTCTTCTACTTTTGTTACAGAAACTATAGGGCTTTCACTCACAATTATGGTGTTAGTATAGTTATCTTCAATTGTAAAAACTTCAACTTTATCTGTACTATAAAAATCTACGAAACTTGTTCCGCAATACTTTTTAACTAAATCAGATACCTGAGGTACTATAACAGCTAGACGATCATCATCCTTCTCCCCTCGAAGGCCTTCTGCGTCTTTATATTCGTTTACTGTTATTAAGTCTGCCATAGTTAAAAAGGGTGGGTTTTAAGGAAACCCACCGAAAACCTGTAATTAGCTATTAACTAGCTGCTGCGTACTTCCATCCGTGTACTGTGTGTGCATTCTCAATCAATTCGGCAAAGCCTAATCTTTGTGAAGCTACTAGTACTCTTCTTTGGTTTGCTACTTCGTAGTCAGATTCTATTGTTACACCTCTTAGTCTAGGCATTACATAGTTTCTTGGGTATACTGCGATAGCACCAGTTTTTGAAGCTGCTTTAGAAGCGAACTCGTCACATAAGATGACTCTTGAGCCAAATACTTGTCCGATTTCACCACTTAATTTAGTAGCCATGTCACCAACTAGGTTAGCGTCTTGGAACTCTGCATCTTCAAGTAGGTTGTAGTAACCTTCTTGTGAAACAAGATAAACAACTTCTGATGGATTAACACCATATTTGCCCATGTTCTTTCTTAGACCTAATAGGTCTGCTGCAGTTAAAGCATCGCCTGCTGCAAAGATTCCACCTGAACCGCCACCGACGTCTACAGTATTAAATGAACCATTACTTGCATGCTCAATCAAACCTTCAAAAGCTGCTGCTGATGTACCATATACACCTTCAGCATTGTCACCTGCTAAGATAGCATTCTCGATACCTCTTGCATGTGCTCTTACCATTGACTCTCTGATTAAAGGGAGGATAGGCATGATTGCATCTTCTTCAGTCTCGTTACCTAAGTAAGATTGTGAAATAAGCTTTTTAGTTGATAATGTAACTTCTGTTAAGTCAACACCATCATTAGCACCTAAAGCGGCGCCTCTAGCTTCTAAGTTTCCTTTTGGATTACTTCCACCAGCTGTTTGTCCTGATGTAAATTCAGCATAACCAGCGTCTGGTAATACTGGGATAACCATATTAGCGGAATTCATTTGAATTTCTCTAAATAATGGAGCTAATACTAGCTCGTTTTGGATATCTCTTTCAATTGATGTTGATACTAACTGTTCAAAGTTAGCTGAAGATACTTCTACACCTGCTTGTGCATTAACTTTTTCCATTAATGACTTAGAGTAGTCTGTATCCCAACCTTTACCAGTCGCTAAACCAGCAAATTTTGCATCCATAACATCTTGTTCAAAGTCTTTCTTCCAGTCGCCGTTACCTTGTCTATTAGCAAAAACTCTTTTAGATTCACGAATATTCATGATTTCTTCTGATTTCTCAGCGAGTTGCTTTTCTAGGCTATCGACTACTGATTTTAAGTCTTCTTGTTTTTCATTGACTCTAGTTTCTAGGTCGTTCATTAGCCTTTCAGCTCCTGTCAAACCAGCTTCCACTATAGTTTTTGTTTCCATTTCCTTTGCTTCTTGAACAGCTTTTTGTTCAGCTTCAACTTGAATTGCTTCTTGTTGTTTAGCTTCGTCTGCTGCCTTCTGTTCGGCTTGCTTCATCGCAATTTTAGTCGCAGTATCTTCTGCTACTTTTTTTGCAAATGCTTCAAGATCGATTGAAGTTTCAGGAGATTTTTTTTCTTCTGACATATCAGTCTCCGTTGATGAGGATTTCTCCTCGCTTGGCTGCTCAATTTTAACAGCATCTGCTGGTGCAGTTGAGTTAGCCTGTAATATTTCTTTTTGGTACTTTCTGTAATCATCCATAGAATCAAATGACTTGCTTAATCCAAAGGTTGCCCCTTGGTTGCAAGGTACTGATACTACTGAGACTTCAAATAGTTCCGCGTCTTTAATTTTATATCCATCGTGCTCTGTCATATAGTCAGATTCTTTGCATCTAAATCCAACTGAAAAAGCGCCAAGGACACCATCTTTCACTAAATGAGTAATGTCACCTGCAGCTTTAGATATTTTTGCAGTAATATCTAGGCCTTTGTCAGTGACTTCTAAACCAGTTGCTCTACCGATAGGTTTGTTATAATCATGGTTAAAAAGTATAATTGGATTGTTTTTAAAGTTCTCCAATCCACCTTTAGTCCA